CATTTTAATAGTTTTTAGTCTACTATCTGTAAATCTCTTTCTGTACGCCTCCACTAGTTCGTTATGTCTTTCGACACCTTTACCATTTAGTCGTCCTAGCTTGTATAGTTTCCTATAACATCTTATAACGAATTTGGCGTTTTCTTGTTCTTGATTAATCATTTAATAATTACCTTTCTATACTTTTTGACTAATTTGTCTAGCTCGTCTATTTCTTCTTGTGTAGGACATACACTACAACCACACATATATAAATCAACGACGCTATCGAGTCCAGCATTCTTGTTTATAATATAACCTATAATAAATCTTTTGTCGTATTTTTTCATCTGTCGCTACTAACTAACCTGTCTGTTTACTCTACCCTGACGATATTGTTTCTTAAGAGTTTTAAGTGCGTCTGATATTTCACTACCACGCAACGCAATGCGTCTGTCTCTTATCTCATAAGTGTCCATAAAGTTAGATTCTACTCGTAAGAATGTATTGTCCTTATGAAACTTCTTGGCATACATTTCTATAACGGCTAGAGTCTGTCCAAATGTAAGGTCTGGGTAAGCGTCTGTGTGTCCGTTTTTCTCATATGTTTTAGGTACATCAATTAAGTCAATCGTCAAGTCTATCTTGTTATGATTGCTATGAATGACATAAAATACAATACCATCGTTTGGTACCTCGACCTCAATCTCACGAGTCCACAATTGGTTGCAAGTCTGACATCTGTCGGTATGTTGTCTTTTTTCTGTTTTCATTTTATCTTTTCCCTTCTGACAAACCCGCCGAAATCGTCGTGAATGTCTTTATTTTTAGATATACTTTCATGCCCTTAAATTAGCATATTTGAGCCGATTTACCTATAACTATTTTGACTCAGGTTAATTATTTTGTCGGGGGTATAGAGCTAGACTTGCAGAGTCTAGCTCTGACTTCGAGTCGGGCTGAGCCGTGTTGATAAAATCATAAAAATTGTTGAAAAATAATAGTTCTTTTTGTTTGGAATATTGCCCAGAATTTTATACATTCTTTTATGTCGAAAAATACAATAGACAAAGGTATGGAGGCGAAATTTATCGCAAAAGGTTTCTCTCCTGAAGAACTCTTAGCTATGGGGCTAAAGATTTCTGAAGCTAGTACCACAGAAGGGCGTGTTGTTGCGAATGCGTCGGAGGTTTTGCGAATCGCAAATGACAATCTTGAAAAAGATAAGAACAACAAAGAAGCGTTAGAAACTAAAAATGATATGAAGGCGCTTCTAGCTCAATTCGATGAAAAAGAAATCGAAAAAAATGATAATCAAATAAATCCTACTCTTGTTAATTCCATTCTCGGGAAATATTCTGACAAGTTTCAAGATAAAGCAGTTAAAAAAGTTGAAGGCAAAAAATGGAATGTTAGAACTTTGCCTCGATATAGCGCCAAGTTTGAGAATATTGATTTAGAAGTTCTCGGACCGGTTGCAGATTCTGATAAAACAGAATAGAAAGGTAAATCATAAACTCCCCTCGGCTTAGGAAGTCGGGGGGACTCTAAGCCCGAATACTAGCTATTCGGGCTTTATTTTTTCAATCGTCAAGTTTTCCCAGGGGGTTAGAGCTGGACTGAGGGACGAGAGTCCAGCTCTAATACTTAACAGGTTGGACAGCTTGGTCGAGCTGCCGCGCTCGCCTATAGATAGTAGACAAAAAAATACCCCAGGGTTGTTAGCCCCAGGGTATCTATTGTTATTTGCGGTCAAAGTAAACACTTATTGCTATTGGTCCAATCACCGCTATAAACACTACTAAGTTAATCATTATATGTTCAAAACTACCATATTCCATTTTATTTCCTTTCATTGTGGCAGGGGCATCATAGCCCCCGCCGTTATTATTAAGAGTTAAAATACCTCTTCTTCTGTACCCATGGCCTCATGAATCTCTTCTTTTTCTGCATCGCTAAAACCACATGCATATAAGAAGGCATTCATATCAAAGCGTGGGTTGATTTCCTGGAAGACTGGAATCAATAACGCAACTATGGAAGTAGCGGAGCCAATCATACGCAATGGCTTTGCTCTACCAGTTCCACGTTCGCCTTCTTCAGAGAAGGGAGTGAAACAGTGAGCTATTGCTTCGAAGTCTTTCTTCGTCATACTCATAACATGTCCTTTCTTTATGTGTTTGATTAATATCATACCACAACTTACATAGTATAAATGTAAATGTCAAGAAAAAAAAAGAAATAAATTAAAAAAAATATAAAAAGATGCGCACTGTGCGCACTGTTAGCACAATTATTACAATAATAAACCAAAAACCAAATTTTCAACCAAATTTATAAAACCCAATGACAGAAAAGACCCGACCCGTTTATGGAAACAAAAGCCACGCACAAAATCCTGCGATTTTTTCAACAAAGGTTGGAATTTCGGGATAAAACTGGTGAGGTGGTAAAATTCGACGACTAGAATAATTTTGGAAAAAATTTTTCGATTGGACCCTCTCTAGAACACCGAGTATTATGTAGGAAATAGATTTAATATTCTATGTTATTCAAGAGCAACGAGCATTAGTGTTTTTTTTCGTCCTTCGGACTGTTAAAGTTACCCTGTTTGTCTTACTTGAGTCAAGTTATTTTGTATTTATATCGATTTATAGAGCATTAGAATCTAGAACATTGAGACGTCGTGCGATTTTTTTTAAAAAATATTTGACTTGTGTAGGAATATTTAATTAATTTGCATACACAATTAACGATATGGGAGTATTATGAGTAAAAAAACAGTAAAAAAAGCACTAGAAATAAATATTGGTGGACATGACTATAAAATAATAGAATTACCGCTAGAACATGAAGATAAAAGCAAAGAATTATATGGTAGACATATGGTAAAAGAAAATATCATACTAATTAATGAAGATATTCATAAATCTAGAAAAGAAGAAACATTAATACATGAAATATTACATGCTATATTCTTTAATTATGGTCTAAATCACGATGAAAGAGTAATAGATGCTATATCAAACGGATTATTTCAACTAGGAATAGGAGAGTTCTTATGGAAGACATCAAAAAAGCAATCTTAAAAGCAAAAGAACAAGGTAATACTGCATTAGTGCAACGATTACAGCAAGAACTAGATGAATTAGAAAAAATACGTCAAAACCTTAACTGGGATAAGTTAATACGTGAATTAGAAGATGTAAAAGACAAGGAGGATTTTCCATATGAATGCGAAAGCAAAAAAGACTAATAGTTCAGTAGAATTCATAAAAGAAGTATATCCTCAAACTGAACAAGAATTTCAAATTCTTTTAAATAAAATGTATAGAACATTCTGTGAAAAGCAATTTGATTATGGTCCTGGCAATATAGCTTTAGGTACCATGTTGAAAAACGAAAAAGAAGTCAATCAGTCCTTATTTGGTATAATTGTAAGGATGAATGATAAGATAAACAGACTAATCAATTTGTCAACAAATCACAATATGAAAGCAAAGAATGAACCAATAGACGATGCTTTTGTAGATATTGCAGTATATGCAGTGATGGCAATGATAGTCAAACAAAACAAATGGGGTAAATAATGCCTGGAGTAAAATGGACAGAAGATGAAATCAGAATTATAGACCAGTATGAACGTACTGCTAAGTCTGCATTCGTTCTGTATCAAGAAATACGTATTGCTGGATATAATAGAACATATAAAGCAGTATCTCGTAAAATAGAATCCTTAGGATTAAGAAAACCTACCAGATATACAACTGGACATGAGATGACTATCGGATACCTAGATATTGAATCTACTGGATTTAGTGCTAATATCGATGTTATGTTGTCTTGGTGTATTAAAGGCAGAGGTGACAAGAATGTTGCTGGAGCTAAAATTACAAGAGAAGAGCTCATGTCAGACAAACAAGATGCTAGAATTGTAGAACTCTTAGTAGAAGAAATGAATAAATATGATGTAATATTTACATATTACGGTACTCGTTTTGATATTCCTTTTATCAGAACACGTGCATTGTATCATAAGACATTCTTCCCACTATATAAGCAGAAGTCACACAAAGACCTATATTACGTAGTAAAATCTAAACTAAAGCTACATCGTTCATCATTAATGGCAGCTACAGAGTTTTTTGGTATTGCCGGTAAAACAAGAGTAAAACCAGAAATGTGGCAAAAAGCTAGATGGGGCGATGAAAAAGCGATGAAATACGTTTACGACCATAATGTAGCAGATGTAGTCATATTAGAAAAACTACATCGTAAGTTAGAAGAATATGCACCACCACAAGTAAATCCATTATAATTAGGAGGAAATATGGCTAAGAAAGAAGAAAAGCTAACAATAATGAATGATGGCAAGGAAATTGAGTTCTTGTATTCTGATTTAACAGAAGAGGCACAAGCTCAGTACAACAGAGCTAATGAATTAGCTGGTCAATTGATGAGATTAGACCAACAAGCTAATGAACTAAGATTCCTTGCTAATAACTACATTCGATTTGTTATTAACGAACTTGAGAAAGACGTTGACGATAAAGAGGAAAAATAGTTAAATTATGAAAGAACGTGTAGTAAAAGGTGTAACTCACTACCTTTATGATAGTCTAGAGGAATTTAGAGATAAATACGTAACTCTACCTATATCGTTAGATTGGAGACATTCTAATAAAGGTGATTGGATAGTTACCGACGATGGTCAAGTATGCCAAGTGTTACACCTAGGCGTTCTTAAAAAGAAGGATAGAAAAAAAGAAACTACATTCATTAGAACTATAATAGGTTCTTTTGTTTGTAGTCCTAAGGTTAAAATTGAGGGAGATATGAGAACTAACATGCATACGTTCTCTACGGAAGGCAAATCTCCTTCTGTTAGGAAAAAAGAAAGAAAACAGGCAACAGATAAAGAATTTTTGTTTGGTAAGTATGTAGCAAAAGGAGATGACGTTGTAGAAGCGTATATGAAAGCATTTCCCAGTAAAAATGAAAATTATGCTAAATCACAAGCAAAGTTGTTGTTAAAAACTGACAGGGTGAAAAAATTGATTAGAGAAGAAATAGATAAGTACCTAAATGAAGCAGATATTACTCCAACTTATTTATTAGAAGAAATGAGAAATATCATAGATAAAGGCGGTTCTTCTGATAGAGATAAAATCACAGCAATAACTACATTAATGAAAATATCTGGAATGATGGATACAGAAAAGACTACAGAGTCGTTAACATTATTTCAAGGATTTACACAGGAGCAATTAAATGCAATTCAAGGGTCTCAAAACAAAAAATTGGCGGAAGTTAAAAGAAATAACGAAAAATAAACGTTGTTTAATATGTTACTATAGACTAAGCAAAACTGGAGTATATCTATATAGTAAAGATATAGAAGATACTACCCATATAAAATGTTTTAACTGTTTAACGGTATATGACACGTCTTTTGACATAACAGACTTAGGTATACCTGGAGAGGTAGGTCATGCATGAGATTAGCAGTATATGGAACATTAAGAAGAGGTTTTGACGAAACTGGTAAAGTAGAAGGATTTAGTCTTGTATTTCCAGGAACAAAGTCTTTTCCAGCTTTAATAAAAAATCAAAACGGAAAAGGCGCAAAGGTAGAGTTGGTAGAAGTAACTGAAGATGAGCTTGTTATGTATGACATGTATGAATCTACAAAAAATGGTTTATACATAAGAACAACAGCAAATATAATATTAGACAACACTAAACAAAAAGAAAAGTGCTGGATATATGTTGCAGGTCCTTTATTATGGCAAAGCTCTAGTATGTTTACTGAAGTACCAGATGGAGACTGGCTTTCTCCTAAAACACTAGTGATGATGGATAGAGTCTATGAAAAAGAATACCAAAAAGAACTTTAATATAATACCTCCTGACCTTTCTGCAAAAGAAAAGGCTTTAGAGTTGGCAAAAAAAGACATAGTTACTTTTGGTCAAATGTTTTTACCTGAAGATTTTATGAAATCAACTCCTGCTCCTTATCAGTATGAGTTAAGTAATATCTTGTTAGGAAAAGATAAGCGTGTTTGTATTATACTTCCTAGAGGTCATGCAAAATCAACATTAGCTAAAACTGCATTATTACACCAACTGTACTTTGCTCCTCCTGAAAAGAAACAATTTATTGCTTGGGTGTCTGAAGAACAATCTCAGGCAATTGACCATATTAAATATATACAAAACCATATAGACATAAATCCTGCTTTACAATATTATTTTGGAGACCTAAAAGGAAGTAAGTGGACAGAAAAAGAATTTACTACAGCTAGAGGAGATAGAATTATTGCCAAAGGAACATCTCAAAGACTTCGTGGTCGTTCTCAGCTAGGATTAAGATATACAAACATTATTCTTGACGACTTTGAGTCAGAATTAAATACAAAAACACCAGAAAGAAGAAGAGAGATTAAAGAATGGGTAATGTCAACAGTAGAACCCGCTTTGGAAAACTCCAAAGAAAACGAAGGGTCAATATGGCTTATTGGTACGATAGTCCATTACGATTCATTCCTACAAGGAGTGTACGATGGATATCTTCAAGCGGAAAAAGAAGATAGAAAGTCTGCTTGGAATGTACTATATAAAAAGGCTATAGTAGACGATGTTCCTCTATGGCCTAGCTATTTTACCAGAGAAAAACTATTAGACATAAAAAGAAGATTTACTGAGATGGGATTAGTTCATAAGTTTGCCCAAGAATACTTAAATGAAGCTAGAGACTTAGAAAGCGCAAAATTTCATATTGACAGAATAAATTATTATAAAGGTAATTTAGTTGAAAGAAACGGATTTAACTATATGATGGTAGATGAGTCTGCTATACCAGTAAATGTATATATGGGAGTTGACTTGGCTTATGAAGCAAATTCAAGAAGTGACTTTCAGGTAATTATGGTTATTGCTATTGATAGCGATAGAAATATATACGTAGTAGATTACTACAGAGAACATTCTCCTTTGTATGCTATGCCAAAACGAATTGTAGATATGGCAAAAGAGTATCACCCTGTAAGAAGAGTCAATGTAGAAAAAGTTGGTGCTCAAGGACTGGTAAAGGACTATGTAAATCAACTAGTAGGAAAAGATAGAAAGCTAGCACCAGGATTATCTCAGGGAGTAAGGCCTCCAGCTGGTATCAAAAAAGAAGATAGGTTAGAAGCATTGCTTTGCCCTATTGTAAATCGAAGAAAATTGTTTATCAAAAAAGAGCATGAAAACCTAGTAGATGAAATGTTTGAGTTTCCAAAAGGTAGAAATGATGACCTTCTTGACGGACTATGGTATGCTGTCACTACAGCAAAACCGCCAAAAAGTTCTGCAATTGACGCAAACAAACTAGAAGACAAAATGAGTAAAATTGAAGAAACTAGGGCTAAAACAGTCATAAACTGGGTTACTGGACAAAAAATATAGATTTTACTTGACTTTAGTACATAAATTTTTTTATTTTTAGACTAAAAACTAAATTGGGAGTTTATGGCTAATTACGACGAAAATAAATCTAAATCTCAGATTTCAAGAGAATTGTTTAGGCGCTGGAGAGACGCTAGGCAACAATGGGACGATGAAGCAAGAAATGCAGTAGATTTTACTTTAGGCAATCACTATACAAACGACGAATCAAATGCTTTACAAGCAGTAGGGCAAGCTGATTTTGTTATAGATAGAGTATATGCTGCAGTTGACAAGTTAAAATCATTGCTTACATCTAGACCTGCAAAGTTTTCTGCTATTGCAAGAGAAGATTCTGATAACAAACTAGCTAATATATGGAAAACAATATTAGAATATGTTTGGGACATATCAAACGGAGATAGTACTTTTAAACAAGTAGTTCATGATTATGCTGTTACTGGACTGGGATATATGTACGTATATATAGACCCTGAAGCTGACTATGGAAGAGGTGAAGTTAAGTATACGCACGTAGACCCTTTTAGAGTTTATGTAGACCCAGCATCAAGAGATAGGTTTTTTAATGATGCGTCAGGAATGATATTGTCTACTTTTTTAACCAGACAGCAAGTTTTAGACCTGTATCCTCAAATGGAAGAGTTTATTGACGATGTTGAAGTTGGAAATAATTCTTTGTATGGAGAAGATTATCCAACATCTAACTTAAAAAATAGTAACAATATACTTACTCCTGCCGAGGCAAAAGATTTAGATTACAACGTAAATCAAAAATATCAAATACTTGATAGATTTTACAAGGTAAAAGTTCCTTTCTATAGATTGTTTAGTACTATAGATGGAAGCGAAAAAATTATAGACCCTGATGCATATAGCGTAATAATAGAAGACGAAGAAACAGTTGAAGCTATAGAAAGAGGCGCTATACAAATAGAAGAAATTATGCAAACAAGAATTGCTCAATGCAGTAGCATTGGAGATATTTTACTTTATGAGCGTATTCTTAATACTGATATATATCCAATTGTTCCATTTGCGAATATTTGGACTAATACTCCCTATCCCAAATCAGATGTGAACAAGGTTAAAGACTCGCAAAGACTTTTAAATAAGTTATTTTCTCTAACCTTGTCACACGCTCAATCTGCTGCTGGATTAAAACTTTTAATTCCAGAGGGTAGTGTTGATAGTGTTAGTCAGTTAGAAAAAGATTGG